CTAGAAAGCCCTTCTACAAAACGAAGCCTGTCGTCCTTAGAAAACAAGGATACAGAACCCTCTTCTAAGTTTAGATCACCCGTCAGCCTCATCCCCATAATATCATTAAACTCACGAAACTTAGTCGAGTTCATTACACCGTGGCGCGATAGACCAAGCATCTTATAACAAAGAGAGTGAAGTGTTCTAAAGTGCGGTAGCTCATTCTCGGTTAAGCCAAACCGTTCCATTGTTCTTTCACGTCCTTCCCTCGAAGCCTTCTTAGTAAACGCAAAATAACCTATGCGGTCAGGAGGCGTACCGCGCTCCATCTCCATCTCGATCATGTTGAGGATAGTAGTTGTTTTCCCAGTTCCCGGAGGTCCAAGGATAATGGACCATGATTTAGGGTCGCTACTCATTAGAACGGCTCCTCTTGCATATTGGGAAGGTCATAGCCGCCGCTTTGCATCGCGTACTCGGGGATAAACCAAACTGTAACCCCTTTGCCTTTTATGTGGAAGAAATGATCCCCACCACCCATCTCGCGTATTCTAGCCGCGATGTGGTTACGCCCATACTCTCTGAACTGTTGGCGGGTAAAATAGTCTAATAAATCTTTCAAGCGGAAGAAAGTTTTACCGTCTTCTGACCACGGTTTACCCAACAAGATTTCATCTTTATTTTGAGCTTGCGCACGTTCTGTACAAAACGCTTCAAGTAGCTCTTGGAACTGACCTTGTATAGAAACATCGTGCGGTACTTCAATTATAGATACCGAATCAAGTAACTGCTGAATAATATTTCGCCAGTTGTTTTGTCGCTGTGTAGGCGGCATAAAATTTAAAGCATCCATACAGCGTCTTTGAAACTTAGTTTGGTTTTGTAGTTCTTCTGTAGTTAACTCTATTCGATGACCCTCTACATCAAGGAACCAGATCGGAGGTGTTGAGTCCTGCTTTTGAAGATTACCAAACTGAGGCAACCCGCCAGATGAACCAACACCGTGTTCGCATGTACGACAAACAGCCGCATTACAATACGATGCGATCGGCTGGTCATTACACTTATACATATAGTCTTTATTGTTTAGCGCCTTGGCTACAGTCAAAACCTCGCTAGCACCTAGCGGTGGTTTAAGATACTTGAAATTAAATTCTTCTAGCTTGCGTTCCCAATCGTCTTGGAACTTCTTACGCAAGAATACACCAATGCTAAACAGGCCGTTGTTCCTTGTTCCTTCGGGAAAGCCAACAGAACAAAGAACCTTGAGACAAGGTGGAGCGCCCTCTAAATCTTGATCGGTTTCAGCGCTTGTTATATTTTTAGGGGTTAAGTTTTCAAGCTCACGTTTTGTTATCTTTTTAGCTTCAGCGTAATCTAAGAAAGCACTAAGGTCCAAGATTCCTTCGCCGTTATCGTTATGGCAATAACGTGTAGAAGTTTCGCCGCCGAAGTACGGCATATTTAATATGTTACCCCTGTCACCTTTTTCTAACAGTAGCTTTGTTTGTTTTGGAAATATTTCAGCAGTTGCATAACCAAGGGCGGAAGCAACTTCTTTTAATTTACTCTGCATTGTTGCTGCAGGGACAGGCTCAGATACAAAACAATAAACATGCGCACCGCCTGATTTAGACCGCGCTATTACAAAAGGAAGTTCGTTTCTTTTTACTAATCGCTCAACAAGGTCAGAATGGTTAAGAGGATATTGATCAATATCAATAGCACCCCAAACGCAAGAATTATCTTCTCTAATGGGTACAATTCCCACGGATTCGCTACCCGATAGGTGATTAGACCAGAGCTCAATAAGACGCTCGTCACTAATATCTTCACTAACAACTCGGTATTGTCCACGTTGTTTTCCCGGACCGTTATCTTCATTAGGGCGATAACTACCATACGCTAACCTTAGTCCAGCGAATAGACCAGCAAATCTTTCTATGTTATTCATTTCTATCTCCAGACAAGTAAAGTTAGGGTGACGCCGAAACGCCACCCTATTTGATTAGAACGGCACTTCGTCGTTTAAATCTGTTTTACTTGAGGAGTTTTGATCCGCATCGGGGTCTTCTTGAACCTTCACGTTACCGCCTTTAATATTTTGCAGGAAGCGTTTGCCTTCTTGCATAATAACAGGGTTTTGTGTGGGACCTTCTAGCCCGATAGACCAACCATACCAAGAACCACGGTCGTTTTGCTCGGCGTTAGATTTCAACCGATACTTAAACATAAACATCGGGGCGTTAACCATTTCCCCAGCAGAGTTTTGTACCTTCCGCTGAGTCATTTGACTAATCCACTTCTTAGCTTTCGGAAGCTGTGTAGAAGTCATACTGATCAAGGCTTGAGACCATTCGCTTTCGTCTTCGTTACAAACCATAACGTAGAAGTAAGCAGTTTCTGCAATGTAATTACCATTACTTAAAACCTGCTGGCCTCTATCGTTCTTCGTGGTTTTTGCCAAAATTTCGCGGCTATCGTGGCTTTCTACAATACCACCACCGCTTTCGCGTGGTGTCCACTCAACGTACTTCTTTTGATAAAAGCACGGAATGACAACGATACCTTCGTCGCCATCAAAAGTCTCACCAGTAACGCTGTTGTAGATTTCGCCCTGCTGAGCGCCTTCAACATATTTACTTTTTTGCTTATTAAGCTGTGGGCTTAGAGCCTGTAGCAACATAAGATATGGTATCGCCATATCATCTGAAGATACATTTTCAAGACCTGTTCCTGCCGACAACAAATCATCGTCAATAACAGTTACAGCCGAGGCCTGTTGCTGTTTTACAGCTACTTCTTTAGATGCCATTCTTAATTCTCCTATTTGGCAATGGTGGCTTTGGAGCCGGAATAAAGATTGAACAAGTCAACAGGTAAGTCCTTACCCTGTTCAATCTGTTCTCTTGCAAACCCTTTTAAGGTCATGTGGTGTACAGCTTCTTTGGTTTCAGCCGCGATACCATGTTCTAAAAGTGCTAACCGCGCTTTTTCAAACTTATCGTCACCTCTGCCAAATTTCGCTATAACCTCGCGCTTAATTAGATCACCATGACCGTTTTCTACTAGCCAAGCATGAGCTTTATCAGCTTTAGCTTTGGTGATGCTTGCGTTTACAAAAGGTTCGGTTTTGACTCTCGAGCCATCGGCTAGTTTAACTTCAGATATACCAGCCTCTGCCATTGCGTCAGGAAGATCGTGTTCTTGTACAACCCGAAGTTCTTCCTTTGCAGCTTTCATCTGTTCCTCTAGGTCAGCGACCTGTTGTTGCAGACTTAGCTGTTTATTAGCAAGATCAGCTATTCGACGAATTTCGTCGTCGGATGCCTCGACAGAAAGAGTATTTATCGCCTCGCTCCCGAGGATATCGTCGAGTAAATCACTCATCTATTTCTCCGTAATTACTGAGATTGATTCTTACAGGATAGTAAACCCCCTCTCTTTTATCCCACTTTAGAAGATTAAGTTCACCGAGCTTTTCAGCTACGATAGCGGACGCGGCACCGATAGCCGCTGGATCACCAGACAATAACAAGAAGTCATCCTTAGTGATACCTCTTAGCCCCTCACGCAATCTTTGTACGACAGGCGCAGAGCTGAAAATAATTTGTTTCCGAGGCGGCAGTAACACTTTTATCTTGCCAAAGTCTTTTGCAGGGACAAGATTCCAATACCCAAAATCTTGGATAAGATACACAGTTGCCATTCTTCTTTCTTCTCCTTATTTTTAACTTATATATTTCTGGGCAGTTTTTAAAGCGGTTTCTTATGTAAAAGCTAATCATAATGTCATAATGTCATAATTTAGTTACTAAGCCGTTGTTTTAACTTCGTAACCATACTATGATATATGCTATGAGATTATGAGATAGATAAGCCGTCGCGAGGGATTTCGTCGTTCTGGGAAAAGTTTTCCCTCAGATATAGTATATACGCGTCTATATAGCCATTGATCTTTTCAGCCATTTCGGGGTGTAAATCTTTTACATCCTCGTCTAACTTCTTAGCGGCGTTTTCAAATACATCGTATAAGAGCCAGTTACCCATATATATTTGTTCAAGGCAGTAGAATATAAGCTCAACCCTGTCTGCAACTTTAATAGCAAACTCGTCATAAGCGGAAGCCACAGTATCAGGCCAGCCCATCTTCTTTAAAAACTCCGACTCCATCCATTCTAATGTGCTTTCTAGTTCTGGGTTAGCCCACTTTACATTCGCGGGTACATCCCCTGTACAGACTTCTGCTACATCATGTCTTAGGGCGAATACAAGAGTTTCTTTTGAAACCTCCGGAAATAAATCAAGAAGGATCATAGCTACGCCCCATGTGTGTGCGGCAACACTTTGCTCTTCGCCGTTCATAGGGCGAATATGCAACCGCCGGATGCGACCAGCCATACGGGTATTATAGATTTTCTCTTTTAAATCATACATGTCGATGTCTTTCTACTTTCTAAGTATTTACGCGCTAGAGTTAATATAGTAAATTACCGCGTAGAAAGGTAGGTATATTTTTATGGGTTTCGTATTTAAAACTAAACCCTATGACCATCAGCTAAAAGCCCTCCAAGAGTCTTGGAAAAAGGAGGAGTTTGCGCTGTTAATGGACATGGGTACTGGTAAGTCTAAAGTCCTTATTGATACTATCGCGGCTTTATACGATGCGGGGAAGATTGATTCGGCTCTTATCTTAGCTCCGAAGGGCGTATACAAAAACTGGGTAGGGAAAGAACTACCCACACATATGCCGGAGCATATAGAAGCCAAGACTGCGTATTGGGCGTCCCCATTGTCTAAGGCACATAAAGATGCTATACGCGAAATTTGGAAGCCTAACTTCGACCTGCATATTTTTGTTATGAACATAGAGGCTTTTTCAAGCGGTAAGGCTGAAGATGTTGCGGCAGGGTTTATACGAATGCACGGCGGGAAAACGCTTGTAGCTATTGACGAATCTACCGTTATTAAAAACCACAAAGCAAAAAGAACCAAGGCCGCTGTACGAGTTGCTAAATTAGCTAGGTACAAGCGAATACTGACTGGCTCACCGATTACTAAGTCACCCTTGGACCTTTATTCTCAGTTCTTGTTTCTTGGCGAAGAATTACTAGGCTTCAGATCTTATTACTCATTTTGTAGCCGTTACGCTGATATGATAAAACGAAACGGCGGAGCGCATCAGTACAATCAAATCCTAGGTTTCAGAAACTTGGATGAATTAACTAAATCTATACAGCCTTTTTCGTACCGCGTAACTAAGGAAGAATGTCTTGATCTTCCTGAAAAGAATTATATCATGCGGTCTATAGAATTAACGCCGGAGCAAAAGACGGTCTACAACCAGCTCAAGAGTAGCGCGGTTGCTTTGCTAGATGATATGGAAATGGTATCGGCTAATGCAGTTATTACACAGCTTCTTAGACTGCACCAAGTAAGTTGCGGCTTCGTAAATACAGACGAAGGAAACACTGTTGAAATAAAGAACAATAGACTCTCTGAGCTTATGTCTATATTAGAAGAAGTAAGCGGCAAGGCGATTATCTGGGCTAACTACCGACACGATATTATGGCTATAGAAGAAAACATAGCAAAGGTCTATGGTCCAAGTTCCGTGGCTTCTTACTTCGGAGATACGGACGGGGAAAAGCGGCAAGAGATAGTAAACGATTTCCAGACTAAAGATGAGTTACGGTTTTTTGTTGGTCAGCCAAGAACAGGTGGTTATGGCCTTACATTAACTGCCGCTTCAACTGTAGTTTATTATAGTAATAATTATGATCTTGAGGTAAGGTTGCAATCCGAGGATAGAGCGCACCGTATTGGTCAAACTTCCTCTGTGACCTATATAGACTTAGTCGCAGAAAAAACGGTGGACGAAAAGATAGTAGGCGCACTTCGCAAGAAGATAAATATAGCGACAGAAGTCTTAGGAGAAGATTGGAAAAAATGGCTGATTTAATCGAAGAATTTAAAACGATACGAAAGACTTCTGGTTTAAGTCAAAAAGAAGTTACGGACGGTACAGGTGTTAGCCTGATAACAGTATACACTTGGGAGTCTAAACAAAGACAACCAACGCTGGCTAACTTCAATAAAGTCCTAAATAAGATGGGTTATGAAGTTTCTATTCAACCGCTCGCATCCGCTGAACAAGACGCTCAGCACGGTTAGTTACTTGACGATACCAACGTGAGTCGACCATCTCATCTGCGGCTTTTTGCCAGTCTTCATTATCTACCGCATCCCTAAAGTTTTCAAATTTAGAAAGCCTAGGGTAGCCAAGATTGAAGCACATGTTAGCGCAGATTAGCTGAACTTCTTCTGGGCAAGTATCAAAATATTCGAACAAGTCATCGCAATCTTCTAAGACCATTTCTATATCTTCTTCGAAAATTTTCTTTACTCGTTCCTCAGATATTGGAGTGCCAACTGGCTCTCCGAACTCTTCATCTTGTTTAGTAATAAGATGTCCAATACCGAAAGTTGGGTAGCCTAAGTGGTCTAAATAGATTTCATACTTACAGCCTTCGTCAGCTTCTAAGTCTTTTCTTAACTGATCTATATTCATTTTGACACCTTCTTATATTTCTCAAACGTCCGCATACCCCCTAAACCGAGCATGCCTAACAAAATTGTCATAAGGCTGTCCATGTCAAAAGCTGGGTACTCAACAGGTGGAATACCCATATACGCTGTAATAACGTCTGCTGTTGGGAAAATTAAGAAGTGAGCCAATAGAGCTACGCCACACGTCCAGCCGATAAATGGACGCCAACCAGCTACAAAAATACTACGGCTTTGGGCTTCTGCTTTATTGATTTCTAATTGACCTTTTGCAAGCTCTTGAGCATGGCGCTCGGCCATTGTAGCTATTTCATGAGCAAGCTGGTTCTTCTTATCTTTATCTTCAACAAACTTACCAATAAGCTCAGTAGCGGGTCCAATAAGTGCTTGTATCATTGCGTCAACTTTCCTTTTGGCATCGGCCTACAGCGCCAAGATTTTGCCTTATGTGTCTTCATATATTTATGCACATCTTCGGCCATTTTAAAAGCACGAACTTGACATTTTTCTTGAGTAGGATACCAGCTTTGGTCCTCTAGCTCAACACATAAAGATGGGTTGGCGAGGTAACAGGCCATAACGATAGCTTGCCAAGTCATGATTCTTTTTTAGGCGAGGCTTTATGTTCGTGACCCATCCAGATACCGAAGACGCCAGTCATAACGCCCATAACGACAGATACAAACGCGCTTTGGGAAGCGGTTGGCTCTGGTAAGGCCATAAACCATTCGGCGCACCGCCAGCTCATTGCTGTAGAAACTAGCATCATAAACCTTGGGAGGATTTTCCATTCTAAAAACTTATCTACAGTCATGATGGTTCCGCCTGAACAGACATTGCTAGGAAGATAAATAACCCGACAGATATAGCAACAACAGTACCAATGACCCCCGCCAGCTTTAAAGCGTCTAACATTTCTTGACGCTCTTCCATGGCTTGTTTTCTAGCTCTAGCGGCGGCTTCTTTTGCTTCTTGTATGCGTTTAGCTCGCTCGTCTAAGATACCTTGCCACGTTCCCGGACCAAATCGCAGATCAACAAGAGTCCTTATTTCTTGCATTTTTTCAGCGGCTAGTTTAGAGTCAATAACTTCTTTTGCTACGCTGTTAACACCAAACTGATCGCCAAGACTTACTGACCCTGCTTTCTTATTTCGAAGCTGTTGTACTTCTTTTTCGCCTCGGAATAGATCGTCTATCTGGCTAGCAATATCACCAATATCTTTAGCAGTATTGATATTATCTTTTATGAACTTTACTGATTGCTGAACAAGAGCGATACCAGTGAGGACTTCAGCTACGACCATTTTACCGTGCCTCTAGTTCGTCAAGAATAGCCTGTGCTTGGGAAGGTTTATAAACATCTAGTTCAGAATTAGAGGGGTAGTCATACCGACCAAGGAATATACGACCAAGCTCACGATCGACTTCCTTAACTATTGGTCCACGTCTAGCTGACTTAGCCATCTCTGCTAGTTTGCGAGGATCAGAAAGGCCAAGGGTCATGGCGTCTTCGCTAACGCGACCGCGTATTTTGTTAAAGGCAGTAATAACACGACCGGGACGAGTAAACACACCGACATAAGAACGGACGGCCTGTGTTAAGAAATTATTTTCTCTACGAGCGCCCCGTGTAGGTACTTCTGTAAGTGCCGCTTCTACAGCATCAACAACGACCCGTAAGTTATTTACATAATCTTGACCAAACAGTTTACCTAGTTTGTCCTTGTTACCGTCAATATATTGGCGCATTTGGTCAGGGTCAATAACCTCACGACCGTTTATAGTTTTTGTACGACCAGCCGCTGGGTCAAACATATCTTTATAAACGAAAGCCTTGAAAGTATCTTTAAGACCTTCATCTTTATTTAAAGAAAGCAAGACTTCATCAAATCTTGAAATACGGCCCTTCTTCCATGTTTCTTCAAAGATACGCTCTGGCTCTAGGATTTTACCGCCACCAAGCTCAAGTTTATTATTTATTTCTCGTAAAGCTGCAGTCCGACGAGCGTTAGCTTCAATTACTCTGTCAGCTAGCTGTGTAGCAGAACCAAGAGCGTTTCTTTCTGCAGAGCTAAGATACGATTCCATAACCGCGCCATATTCGTCAAGGAACTTATTATGTGCGGCTACATCAATTTTAGTAATAGACCCCGTCTTAGGATCACGCTTTACAACAGTATCTAGCCATTTTTTGCGTATGGTTTGTCCAACCGTAGCAAATAAATCTGCGTTTTCTGGTAGCTTTAGTTCGTCCGCAATGTCAAGGGCGGCGGTGCGACCTAACCGATCTTTTTGAAAGACCATATTAAATGCGGCTTCTGGACTTTTAGCTGTACGAAGTTTAGCAACAGCTGATTTTTGTACATTACGAAACTTTGTAGAAAAGTCTGCAAACTGATCGTCTAAAGCCCGTAGCTCGTCAGCTAACCCCGGAGGTGCATCTTTGCGTGATAGTACCCGACGTCTTGTTTCTTCTAAGGCGTCTACCATCTTAGAAAGAGTTTCAGGATACGGAGCGTCCTCTCCGCTTAATGTTTTTCTGTAGGCTTGGCGCTCAAGTCTACGAAGGTCGCGGAGGTTTTCGTTAATTGTACGAAGCGAGACTTCCTTTACTGAAAGAGCGCCGCCGCGTTCACCAGTTACAAAGTTCTTATAAACTTTTTCAACAACATTACGTTCTGCGTCATTCAAGAAAGGTCTGTCGCCAAAAGTTTTACGAATATCAGCGGCAAGACGAGCCGCTTCTGATGGCTTAATACCAACAGTTGTTGAATCAAGTGTATTGCCTGTAGCCGCTGTCCACCGCGTAAAGACATCTTCATATGCTTTACCGATAGCGTCTGCAGCTTTTTGATAAGACTCTCCGATAGCGTCTCTTGCAGACGTACCGACTTGCGAGGGACTAGCTAAACTTTCTGGTAAGTTTACCGCATCGTCTATAACAGTTTGAACATTAGCAAGCTCTGTATCTAAAGTACGTTGAGCTTGTTGACCAAGTGTTTCAGCTTGAACAATAGCTTCGCGTTGAATCCCAGTTCCAAGAGCCGCCGCCTCTGATTCACCCATCCGCGCTGAAGTACCCGCAACACCAACAGGCATTGTTCCACTTTCAGCCGCTTCAGTAACAGCTCGTTCTGCTTCGAGTGTTCTAGTTCTACTTGGTGTTAAAACACCTTCCGCAATATCTCGCGCAGGGGAGGTAGCCACCTTTGCTTCTTGAGCCGCTAATTCTTCTGCAGAAGCCTGAAGAATACCGCGTTCGGCAGAAGAAATAGATTGGTCTTTTGATACTTGTTCTAAAAGCTGAGCAGAGCTAGGCATAACTCCTTTTTCTGCGGCTGTTTTACCAGCTGGAGTTGCCATATATCTTTCGTATGCTCGTAAGAAAACTTCTTCGTCTATATCAAACTGAAACTTAGGATTAGCCATACCAAGTGAGCGTAGTACAGGTTTAGCCATTTTAAATACAGCTTGACCGCCCAGACCGAAAGCAGCACTCAGCCCGCCTTCTTTTAAGGCTTGATAAACTATTTCTTCATCGTTAACTTCAGGCGCAAGATATCCTTGAGACTGAGCGTATTTCAGCCTACCAAAAGATGTTATTGTCGCCGCTAGTGCCGCCGCCGCAATAGGCGCACCCGGAACTTGACCAACACCCGGAACCATAGCAGTCCCGACACCCGCTGTGACTTCAGCCGCGATTGGCAATAAGGTATCAACTGAAACGTCTGCTATGTCGCCCTGTATATCTTTTATACCAAAAGCGTCAAGCACGTTATATTTGCCGTCGAATCTTGGGTCTTTGAACTCAAGCCGTTCGCTTACAGGACCAACACGAACAGCAAAGTCATAGTCGTCATTGACTAGACCTTTATCTTTAAAATACCGCTTTAAATTATGTTCGACATTTTTAGTTTGTAAGTCTTGGTCATAGACAGAAGCGGTACTTAAATCAAACCGAAGACCAGTCGGTGCGCCTTCATTTAATACGCCAGCTCTTTGAAGTTTCGTAGCCATAGACTCGCGCATAGGTTGAATAAATTCATCCTCCGGCGACATAAAGTCTGCTGAATATCCTTGGCCTTCAAACCCTGTTGGCTCTGGCGGCATAAAGAAAGGACCACTAAGAGCATTAGGATCAGCATTAGGTATCGCTCCGCCAGCTCTAGCTTGAGCCGCAGAAGAATCTAATCTTTGCAAGATCAAAGGATCAAGGTCGATGATATCGTTTTGCGCCACTACTGGTTCCTTGCTCTATACTCTTTAATTTCAGCTAATATGTCTGCAGGAATTGATTTAACAATCATATCTAACTGATCATTAGATAAATAATTTGCGTCTGACGGGTCTAGCTTATTACGAGCCGCTGAATTATTAAGAACACCTATATAATTTAAAGCGTTTGACGATAACCCTGTTGAACCTTGTGGAGAGTCTACAGCGCCGCCGCCATCACCTCGATATTTATCAAGACCTTGCATTTTAATACCCGCACCGTCATAAATAACTCGGCTACTAAGACCTTTTCTAATACCTTCGTTCTTTTTTAAGAAGTCGTTTACGTCAAACGCTGTGCGCTTTGCAATACTCTCGTCATCTAAGCCTTCAACATCTTTTAAATATTTTAGATTTCCGGGGCTTTGGTGAAGTTTATTATAGCGTATAGCAAAATCATTAGTAGCTGTTGTTAAGGCTTGGTTAATACCAGTAACAAGTACGTCTGGATTACCAAACCATTTACCTTCTGCAATATCACCGCCACCGAATGTAACAAGAGCTGCCGCAACGTCTTTATCTGTCAGCTTACCTGTTTCTCGGCTACCCGCTAGAGCGTATGCAAAGCTCATAAGTTGGCTTCGCAGTTCGGTGTTGCCTGCGGTAGCTTTTTCAAAAGCCTTAAAAACTTGCCCTACGCTATACTTACCTGCTCCAAGCCCACCTGACACAGCTCTTTCTGTACTGCTTCGCATAGAGTCTGTAATATTCCCACTAAGATAAGAACCTTCGTTGTCAGAAGCCTTATCACCAAAAGCGTTTATTACAGTGCCGAGCTGGCCTCTAACACCACCAGAAAATTTACCAAGTAATGCAAAGACACCAGTTGAATCCGCAGGAGTTGGTGTAGAAGCCAAAGTTTGAGAAAGACCGTCGGCTAGACCATAAGCTGAAGCAAGAGCGTTAGCTTGTTTACCTAATTCAGTTGCTTTAGAAATTGCATCGGCTTGTTGGTACGCTCCAGCCGCGCCTTCGCCAGCCGCAACCATTTGACCGTCAGCAAACACATAAGATAAAGGAGCTTTACGAGTTGATTGTAAATCAATAGCACCTTGAATAGAACCAAGCTGTGCCTGTAGCCTTTTCTTTTCAGTCTCGTCAGTTGTGTTTAGAATAGCTCTTTGAAGCTCGTCTCTTTGAGTTAATAAACGAGTAATACTATCTTGACCGCCTACAGACTTTTGTACACCAAGGACGTTTGTAAGCGCCATATCTGTTCCAGCTTTAGACTTATCGCTAAAACCTTCAACCTTGTATTCCTTGCCCTGTTGAAATTCTTCAGGGAACCGATTAGGGAACTTAGCTTTATATGCGTCATAAGTTTCCTTATCAGTAATAGTAAAGCTAGACTCTACAATATTCTTAGAATTCGAAACCTCATCAAGATTTAAGCCCTTGCTTTTTAGTAAGCCGAACATAGTAGACGCTACATTATCTGGCTCAACGCCTTTAAATACATCAGCGTTACGAGCAATAATAGGAAACGCTTTAGCTTTTAAATCGTCAGAAAGAGTATTTAAAGTTTGAGTAATTGCCGTACCACGGTTTTTCGCTATAGTGGCATCTATTTCTTCTTCTTTTTGAAAATACTTTGCCATGTCCAGACCAAACTTTTGTTGATCGGTGCGAAGTTTACTCAAGTTTTGACGAAGCTGGGCGGCTAGCGTAGTTCTTTGCTTTTCATCTTCACGATAAATACCAAAAGCTAACTTATTAAGAGTGTCTGAACGCGCACGTTTTTCAGCGCCACGTTGTTTAGCAACAGCGAATCCTTTTTGTCCAGCGGCTCCAAGGTCAGAAAGAAACTCACCCTTACCGCCCTCGCCTTGTAGTAGGCTTAAACCAACAGTTAAGGCAACATCTGCCCAAACAGGTGTTTCTTTATCAGGGTCAGTTCCGAAGAATTTATTAACTTCTGCCCTAGCTTCGTCAGGTGTTGTTTTATCATTGAGAATATTTGCTAAAAGATCAGAAGTAGCTTTTTCTTCTTCAGCTAGTTTAGTTGATGCACCTAAAATTTTAGCCAAGTCAGGATTAGACCTGTACAGTTCTTCCATCGCTGGGTCTACGTCATCAGGATTATCTGTCGCCATAGAAACGATCTTTTTAGGATCAGCGTTAGCTAGGGTTGGCCCAAACATTTGAGTACCAATATCCATCGCTTGTTTATTTGTCAGATTATCTAAAATACCCGCGCTTGTAGGCTGGTTTTGCGGTTGCGCACCAGCTTGGCCCTGTATTAAATCAGCTAGCGACATCGGCTGTTGACTAGCTTGATTAACTACAGATTGTCTAAGGGTTGGCTGTTGCTGTGTTAAAAACATTGATTTAACAGCGGCAGGAGTCAAGGTCCTAGGATCAAGTACCATAAATCAACTCCTATGCTGTTTTTGCTAATGGGTTCCAGCCCAAGTTACCAGCTATTCCTAATCCTGTTGCCGCAATACCAGCGATCTGGCTCAATGGGCTTTGGCTAGGAGAAGTACCAACCGACAAGGAAGACTGTGTTGTTGGGACGCCTCTAAGTATATCACTAAAGAAGCCAATACGCTGATATGGCTCATACATCTGCTGTAGCGCAGTAGCTCTTTGTGCGTCAAGTATAGCCTGATTTTGTCCTTGGTAAAGTGACCCAATACCCAACAGGTTTGAAATATCTTGTTGACCAAACTGTTGGCCAAGACCCGCTAAGTTAGCTAGTTGACCAGATCTTTGACCAACTAAGTTTTGAGCGTTCATAAAACCAGCTTCGCGAAGTTTAGCAGAGGCGTCTGCAAAAGCATCAAGCCCAGCTCGGCCAATTTCGCCTTGAGCGATACCCGCCCTAGAACCACCAAACGCCCCAGCTGTAGCGGCTTGGCTCCCAAGCATGTTTTGTTGCATAGTTGTTTGACGCATTATGTCTTTACCGACTTCGTCGATAACACTTGACGTAAATGGCGACATATACGCCTGATATGCGTTTGGATTAGCAGTCATACCCGTAGCCATATTCAAATATGGTTGGTACGCACCAATCCCAGAAGTAGCCAGTGAGCCAGCGTATAGTTGCTCAGGAGTTAGACCTGCAACTTGAAGAGCCGGAGTAGTTCCACCAGTTTGGGTTTGCTGATACGCAGACTCAAGTAACTTACGAGTGTAGTCCTCCATAAATGGAGCGAGTCTGGTAATATTCTCTACGGTTTGAGTTTCAGCCATATTTTACTCCTACGCCATCGCTCTAGCGTTTTCATCGAAATCTTTTTCAAACGCTCGCATTATGCCCATCATAACTTTAGCCCCTTTATCCGGATTATTTTGACCTGATGGGTCTGCCCCAGCGACAGCTTTACCTGTCATTACAAATTCTGTATTAGATAAAAGTGTTGGTATCTGGTCGTCGGTTGGACCCCCTGGACCAGTTACATAACCACCTGTAGCCATCGCTTTCATAAACATAGGACGGCCAAAAACATCGCGAGGTACGGCGTTATAATTTGACAAAATACCACCTAACGCTGGTAACTCAGAAGATGGAGTAATTTGAGAAGGTCCAAGGTCCATCAAACTAGATTGAGGCGGCGGAGTTAATTCAGCTGGTAGAGGAGGGTTCTCGCCTCTTGCTACTGCCGCATAATATTCACTAACAACGTCTCTACGATCTGGCTGGGCTACTTCTTCTGGCTTAAACATATCCATAAGCGATTTACCCGCCATAGGCGCTAATGCGGCGGCAGCTAATGAGCCTACTCCAAGATTAGCTATTGACGGCGGAAGCGCACTAGCAACACCGGAAGGAAGGACATTACCTAACGCTCCAGCAGATGTCGGACCCATTTGTCCAGCTAAAGGCGCACCCCCGCCGAATGCCTTATCCGCCATTGGTCCTAGGTACTTAGCCCCAGCAAAACTAAGACCAGCGTTAATAAGTGCTTCTTCCGGCGACCTGCCAGAAGCAAGACTTCCTAAACCAGAACCAATAGCGGCACCAGCAGGACCACCAATAGCAAAACCGACTACCGAACCAATCATAGGCGCGGCTTTTTTAAGAACCTTACCAACCTTTTTTAAGAAAAACTCAGGCTGGCCAGTGTCAGGGTTTATAGAATTTAAAGCGTTGCCGACTACATATCTTTCAGGGTTTTCAATACCAATAGCTCTCATCTGTTTGAACAGACTAGCTTTTAAAGCTGGGTTTTCGTCAAACACTTCTTTAGGTATAACTGTTTCCCCTTCAGCGGCGTGAACGATATAATCGTCCTCGTACCTGCCGAGAGAAGCCAAACCTTTGGCTACGTTTTCATATGGGGCTACTTGCATATTTATCACCTTAATCGAAACATACTATGATTTTGTACATTAGGCAACCTTTACTGTACCTGCATCATTATACAATGCACCAGTTTCAAGTCCAGTGGCGCTTGTAGGCAAGTCAGTTAGTGTTATTCTTGTGCCGCGCAACTCACCGGGGTTGCGTTCCTGTTCAATAAATACTTCCAGCGCACGGATTAAATCCTGCATGTGCTGTTGCGAATACTCTAACGGCGCTTCCGGTAGCCTTGGTGGTGCAATCTGAGAACTGGACATTAGCGTCTACCGTCCTGTCTAATATCCACGCGGGGGCTTCCAAGTTTCCATTTTGATTCTAATGCGTTAGATTCTACACGAATTGCAAAAGAACGTCCACGAACACGAAGATCTAGCTGATTTGTAAATTCTTCAACAGGGCTTACGGCTGTTCTTGATGTAGTCCCCGCCGCTGTATTACCAAAATCTTCGCCCGGAAAATTACGCGCCTTGAGCGTAAAAGTAGCCTGCGGCGAACTAATCGCAGTCGAACCAGTGAAAGTAAGATCCGGTATGACGCGGCGGATGTATGCAAAATGATCGCCATCGCCAAGATCCATCGCCGCTGACTCTATGAAGGAATCCATAGGCTGACCATCGTCATCGTAACCAAATTCATGGTTATATAAATACCCGCTTTCTGCTGCAATTGGGAAGTCCCTTGTGCCACGATCCAACCATGCTGTTCTACTGAGTGTTCCAAAATACCAAATTTTGTCGATGTAGTTATACACGACATACCTGTCATTTTCTGATGATGCGGCGGACGGATAAAGCCAAAACACCTCACCAAACTCACTGTTAACTGCGCCGTAGACTTTATCAAATTCAGCCAAGTTAATGTCGGCGAACACTTTGTCCTTAACTGTACAAGGTAACTGCGCTGTCTGACCAGCGTAGACATAAAAGTTATCTAACCCCATCCAGAACACAAAGTCTTCCGTAGCTACTGCCGCGTTAGGGCCAATGATAGTAATGTTGTTGGCAAGCTGTTGCAGACCAAAAGTAAATGGTGGCCCGATGAACCGGAGTGAAGTGAGCGCCGTATCTGTCCACACCAAGATCTCACGTTTTGTCTCTATTGCCTTAACAAACGTAGACCCAGAACCAAGGCGCAAGTCGCCAGCAGTATTAGTCGCGGATGGATACCAGTCTAGCGGATCTTCTTGATCTGAGAATCGAATAAGTAGCGGATCTTGAACTTCATCCCCTTGTGTTGCAGAAGAGCTAGGGTTAATGCCATCACACCCAAAAGCTAAAACATGTCGATCACGGTCAGAAACCATTACCTGTTTACATACCGTAGGCACAGATGTCTTAGTTCCAGTTAGTGTAGATAGTTCCACGGCTCTTGCGCCTGCACCGCCGGACTTGTCCCAATAATAAATAAACGAATCTCGTGGGTTTATAAGCAAGTCTTCGCCAAAGTTATCATGCGACCAAAGGCGGATCTGAGTTGTGGTTGACAGTGAAGACGGCATGCCCCAACCGTAAGTTGCTTCTGTAACTGTATCTCCGCTACTGTGGGCGGAAGCTGTTGTTCCAAACAAACCCCGTGTAGCACCTGTTAAGTTAGGGGAAGAAACACCTGTGTATTGAATTATTTCGCCATTTATAACAACGTAGCCCGATGTCGGGAAACCAGCGACGCTGGTTAATGGAATAGTTGCAACGCCAGCAGTTATGTTTCCAGATAGTGTTGTCGCTGCTGGGATATGACCAGAAACACCGCCATATGAACCTGCACCCCAGCCTGTGCCGCCCACGGTTGTGTTCAAACCAACATTAATTTGATACTCGCCTACAACAGAAGCGCCACCGTTACCTGTGTCTGAAGCATTTGCTGTTACACTAACAGTAATCTCATATGTGTCGGCATCAATAACACGGGTTATTTGATGTTCTTGATTTAAAATAACATCTGTAACATTTCCGCCCAGAGAAGCCGCGTCTGTGTAGGTCACAAAGTCATTTTGCTGACAACCGTGGCTTGTGTCCGTAACAGTTATAACTGAACTGCCGTTTGTCGCAGCAAATGTTATAGCACCTGCCGCAGTGGTTTCGCGGATAGGTGTGATGTCATTAAAAGACGTACCTTCTTCGATGTAATATTTAAGATGTGTTCCGACACCTAGATAGTTAGATCCGTCTAATGCGATCCAGTTATGAAGCGCACGGGCGGCTCCCTCATAAGTAGACTCAGAAAACTTTTGCCAGCCACCAATTTTTTCGGGGTAGCCCAGACGAAACCTGATTTTGTCACCATCACGCCAGCCGCCCTCATTTGAATATGAGGTTATGTCCTGATTTATTCCGGGTCGGAACTGTAGCTTTGTTAGCGGCATGTAACCACCTATGTTTTAATAATATAGGTCAAGATTATTGTGGGCTGTACGTTGTTGTGTGCAGTGTCGCTACCCGCTGAACCCGTAGTTTGTGACACAGAGAATGAACCCGCTGGACCACCAAGTGCATAGTTTGAAGCACCACCTCCACCGGAAGGCACACTGTGTGTATGCGCCGCTAGTTCCGCCTCAACAAGTGTATGAGTTTCTGCACCACCTGTATCACCAAGAACATCACCATCCAAACCACCAGATTGATCTGTTAGACGATCAGCGGAAACGCCGCCCATGTCGTCTTTACCAGCAATAACACGGCCACGGAGATCAGGTAGGTTAAATGTAGTTGACCCATCACCAGCACCATAAGTTGTGCCGACAACAGCAAATAGATCCGCGTATGTTGTACGACTAACTGCTTGACCGTAACAAAGAAACCACCCCGTTGGCGCAGTCGCACCAGCATAGGGCATTAACATACCGGAGCTAAAAGCTGACGAAGCCACGTCAGCAAAACTTAACTGGCCTGCACCATCCGTGGTCAAAAACTCACCAGCGTTACCATCTGCTTGTGGGTATTTTAAGCCGTCAAGAATAACATCCCCTGTGCCGTCTGGTGTAATAGAAATGTCACCATTGCTAACAGACACAATTGAGTTACCATTAACATCTAAGTTGCCGCCTAGCTGTGGGGTCGAGTCGTCAATTACATCTGAAGGAACGGCTCTAACTTGTGCGCTTGCGCCACCACCATTAGCATAGATCCAAGCAGTCGCACCGTTGCTAACAGTAGCATTGCCACCAGAACCTTGCGTAAATACGGCTGTTTGCCCAGAGTTATTAAAAACAAGATAGACTTTTTCTTGATCGGTTGGCGTAATAGTAATTGTATTAGTACCAGTAGGCGTTCCGCCTAAAATAAGCGCACGATAATGACCGTCAGACAAGGAGCCGTCTGATGTGGACAATGTATGTGTCGTTCCTATTAATGTGATATTACCAACACCATTTAAGCTGCGGTCAATAATATCAAAGTTTGTATTGGTTGTAGTACCCCAAGAACCCGACTGTTCGCCCGGTCCCGGTTTTTCAATACCTGTGTTATCTGTATAGGTAGACGCCATTTAAACCACCTTTTGTGTCCATATCTCTACTGTACCACCCGCGTTGATTTCTGTCCATGTGCCGCCAGTTGGCACAATTTGAACCCACGCTTCAGGGGGTGAGTTGTTTGGCGACTGCGCCCAGTCGTCCCAATATAACCTACCATCGGCGGTTTGTATAAATACCGCTGAAACTTCGGACTCAAGTAACCTAACAAAACCACCCGAAGCTATTTGTGTAAATACAGAGATAAGCTCTGATTCACCGAGCTTTACTATACCGCCATTAGTTCCTTGAGTAAAGTTAGCATCCTGCTCTGACACCGCCGCAAATATCATGTTTGGAGCGGTGCTTTGAGTAAAGTTAGCATCCTGCTCTGACACGATAGTGGCAAAGCGCACACCCTCTGCATCTTGCGTAAAGTTAAAGGACTGTTCCGAAACCCCGTCAACAATAACATCTAATGTTGATGATTGGTCGAAACTGGTCACGCTAGCTGAAATACCAGTGGCAAACCGTGTAGGCACTGTGGTCTGTGTAAAGATTGTGGATGATTCCATAATCCCCACAAGAATACCTACGGCTATAGATGTCTTGGTGGCAATAGCCTCTAAGTCAGCAGAACCGTCTAGTGTTAGGTTTCCGTTGTTTGCTTTCGTAAAGGCGGCAGTCAGCGTTTCAGAACCGGGAAGAATTACACCCTGATCTGATATGCCTCGTTCTGATATAGCAACCGCGCCTAGCATCAATCAGCATCCGCTATGGTCAGGGTGCCAGCTTCTACTTGGCGTAGTATCTCAGCGTAGTGGCGGTTGGCTGGGTCAAGTGGGACTGACACTGTAATACCGTTAATGGTTGCGTTGACGCTTACGTTTTCACCATTATCAGCAGAATATTGTGCGTTCTCTATGTTCATCTATAACTCCGCATCTAATTGCAAAAATTCATCTGTCCTAAATTGCGCTATGTGTCCAGCAGATGCTGAAGTTACATTGCAGTTACCTATTTGTGCAAAATAAACACCAGATGGTGAGCTAGATATATTTACTGCTGAAACACTTGTGGCAGTTGCTGTATTAGAATTAGTTTTATTACTAATAGTCACAGTTGTTTTAGCCATTGAAAGTGTAGGTGCCGCCCTCATATTTGGGTTTAAAGGTATTGAAATTTCAATGTTAGCGGCAGAGTTATAAATGCCATAAACACCAGCACCACCAAGTTTTAGATACCGCTGACACCTAGCCAACTCATCGCCATAGCTACGGTGTTCAAACGGCGTGGCTGTCTCGCCTACTTCTAACTGGATGCCTGTGATGTACCATTCGTTAGTATTGCTATCTGCAAGATTAACTTGGCCTACCGCACGATTGGCTGATGTTGCAGATTGCCAAGATGTAGCCAAAGTTCCAGATGTATAAGTGCTTCCAGCACCTAACCACATATTTAAATAAAGACTGGCCGAAGCGT